GGCCCAAGGGTTTTGTAAGTTGTTGTTGCCATGATTAAGCTCCCATGAGTAGGAATGGATGAGGGTTAAGTCCTTGAAAGTTTTCAATTTTATCTACTGTTGAATCGATGGCATTACCAAGGGTTCGCATGGCTAATGCGCCATCTTTTACATAAGCGGTATTGTCTGGTTCTGACCAGCCATAATTCGGGCTAGTTGCCATTGTTCTCCTTAGTCATCGTAAGTGTTCCATTGTATCGTAGGTGGCACCGCTGACCATATTAACGCGGCCGGAACATCCTGCCAGCGAGTTGGGGTAACGGAATATGAGTAATCGCTAGTAGTCAAAGTCAGTGCCATTTGGTAGCGATTTATAGTAAATGAATAACCTTCAACGAAACCCCGGTAGGTGGTGTTTTTGATGGCAATTGGCAGGTCATTTATCTGTATCGGTTCACCCATGGCCATTGCAAGGAACTTATCCCGGTTTGCATCGGTTACCACGCTTGAATCAACTTGAACCGTAAATGATGAAAGTGAGGTTCTTGGGTAGGCTCGAAGGGCAATATAACGATCTGCTTGAACTAGCGCATCAGCGGCATTGTGAAGTTCGGTATCCACTGAAGCTGCGACTACACCATAAGTTGCCTGACTAGTTAAATCATTGGCTGATTCTGTTCCTGCTCGGTAAGAGACAATAACTGAGTTTGTTATATCTGCTAAGGTCTTTTGAGAAGCAACGTCTCCCCAGAGAATATAAGACTTGGGAACGGTTAAGTATCCATTATCTCTGGCATCAACAAAACGATGCGATTCGTTAGCAAACCCAACTTTATAGGTTGGAGTTTCATAGATATAACCAAATGCTTGAGTAGCATAACTAGCGGCCAGAGAGTAGGCATCGGTAACTGGTGGAGTAATGGCTTGGAATTCATAAACGCCCGGAGTATCTACCACGTCAATAGTTGCGCCAGCATCATTGAAGATTCTGGTCATGCGAACATCATCCATCTCTTTAGGCCAGGCAGAACCGCCGATAATCTTTCGGCTCATATCTGCAAACGGCCCTACGGCAGTAATTGTTTGAATGGCGGTAGTAGCCACTGATCCAGAAGCATCGATACTATTATCTACGCTGGTAATCTTGCCTGTAAATAGGGTTACATCGGCATTGCTTGAATTTTTTACCTTAACTGTAACCAATTGATTCATGTCAAAGCCATGGTCAGTATTAGTTGTATTTAAAATGGAGATATTGGCAAAACTAGCTCGTGACTGTTCCCAAATAGAAGTGCGACCAAACCCGATTTGGACATTCCATAAAGTGCTAGAAGTGAATGCCGTTCCGTTGATGGTTACTGTTGGTTGGGGATTCCAGGCGGTCATGCACCCACCAATAGCGATGAACCTACGCGGTTAAATGATCCGTTAATTGTTGCTTCTCGGTTTAGAAGGTTAGCAATTTGGCGAGCAGTAGAGATTGGGTCTAGTGCGCCATTGACGGTGATATTAACTGTGTTACCACCCATTGCGTCATTAGGAATGATGGTTCCGCTGGTTGAAGAAGTAAATAGTTCTGGCCCATTCTCGCCTACTAAATAAGTTGTTCCGGCTGATACTGGCCCACCGGCAGCGCGACCGCCGCCAAATACTCCAGCGATGCCTTGGCTTACTGGGTTATTCTTAACGAAGTTTACAAAAGCCACAATTGCAGAATATGCCTTATCAATTAAACTAACAAGAGTTGAAAACAATTTAATAACTGAACTTATAGCAACGCCTAAAACCTTGAACGCCGCTCCTAGAACTTCACCAATAAACGGAGCAAAATAAGTCTTAACGAATTCAAAGATAGCCTTGACGAATACGAAGAATTTATTAAGTTCCGTTGAGTTGTTGCCGACTGCCTTAGACACATTGGCAAATGCTTCTCTGACACCTTCAACCACCGGAGTAAAGAATCCTGAGACGAATTCCCAGACTGCTTTTAGAATCGGAAGGACATTCTCTTTTAAGTTGCCAGCGAACTCGGCAATAGTAGGAATGGCCTTATCAACAAATAATGAAACCATAGGAGTAATGGCATCGAGGATAAACCCACCTACTGTTTCCTTGCCTTCATCAAATGCTACTTTAAGTCTGTTCATCTTTCCATTGAAAGTGTCAGCCTGAATAGAAGCCTGGTCTTTGAAGGTTGAAGCCAGAACTGAAGTGGCGGCATCGAAGTCCTTAGACTTAATTATATTTTCATCGATGCTAACGCCTAGGCGCTTAAGTGCGCCAAAGTTGCCATCATGGGCTTTAGCCAAGCTTTCGGAGACTTGGGTTAATGACTTGCCGGTTCCTGCCGCAATATCTAAGGCTAGGCTTTGAAGCTTCTGGGCTTCTGCAACATCCTTGGTTGAACGAACCAAACGATCTAGTGAAGGTCGAAGTTCATCATCTGTAACGCCATTGGCTAGGGCAGTCTGAAGGATATACTCTTCAGTTGCCGCTATTTGGGCATCAGTAGCCCCTGTGACGTTCTTTAAGGATGCGGCTAGGCGTAACTGTGCAGCTTCATCTTCTATAGCCGCTTTGACCCCATCTACGGCTAATTTGCCTGCATAGGCAACGGCTGCAGCGCCAGCGGCTAGGAATGCAGCGCCAGCAATTTTGCCAAACTTTGTAAGCTTATCCCCAAAGGTTTGAACGTCATTCGTTCCTTTAGTAAGGCTCGCACTAAGGTCTTTGACTTCACCAAGTATCGCTAACTTAAGCGTTCTGGAATCGGTAGCCATTATGCAAACTCCTTAATAATCTTTGAGAATGCTTCTTGCCATTCTTTAATAATATAAGGCTGGGCAGCCTTGAGTGTTGGAAATATGAAATAACCTTTATTGCCTCGGCCCAGTGTTGGGGTTCTGTTTGGGAATTGCTTGAATCGATTAGATCCGAATTCCATTCCACCCCATAGGCTTTTAGTGGTTCCACCGCCAGAGAATCTTTGAGAAGCAAACCCCAGGCTAATTTCACCTACCTTGGAAGTTTTAGAAACCTTGCCATTGTCAGCAATACGGGTTGCAACCTTTGTGGCTACGGTTCTAGTTCCAGCAGCTTCTTTAATCTTGCCTAATGCGTAATCTGCTAAGGCGCCAGATACCTTCTTGGCTTCATCAATAGCAGTCTCATCCATGGCTTTGAAGGCTTTGATTACTTCTCGGATCTCTTTCCGATTGTAAGCTTCAACCTCGGCCTGGTTCATTACGCTCCTTTAAAATCTCTATCGCGGTAAGAATGTCCTCGGCAGTTTCCCATTCCCGCATTGGGATATGAGTCGCTATCGCTAACTCGACTAAAAGTCTATTTATACTTCCGCGTTTATGGCTTTTGGGTCATCATCGCCAACTTCAAGATTCGTAATGCCTTCCATCCAGATCTCTAAAGATTTGGTTGGCTTACCGGCAGCTTCTCGCTTATAGGCTGAATGAGCAACAAATAAGATATCCCACATGCCAGAAAACTCTTGGATAGATTTCTTTGTTGCCATTTCCCATTTTGCAAAGTCCGGTGGATAGGCCACATAAGTAGCACTATCCCCAGACACGAACTCTACTGTTATTGACTTTTTCATTTTGCTCCCTGTTTAGTTTGTTATGCGAAGTTCTCTGTTGGTGTTCCAACTACAAGCATTGACCATGAATCGGTTTGTGCTCCTGGTGCTGCGCCGCCGACTGCTGGGAATACTGGATAAGCAGTTCCTGTAAATACTGCGCCTGTTGTAGCAGTGATTGAATAAGCAAGTGGTGTGTTTGGTGCTGATTCAGCGGCAGTCCACATTGCTTCAAATAGTGATGATGCTGCGCCCCAGTCAGCTAGAAGTTCAATTGCAAGAGTCCACTGATCATCAGTGTGCTTGTATGCCTTGCCATCTAGTGTTTGGTAGGTATCGATTGTTGGTGAGTTTGTCAAAGTAACGCTAGTTGTTTGTCCATCATACGCTGTTGAAGCGATGGTGAAAGTAATGTCGCGCCCTGTGATAACGGTTGTTGCCATTGGGTTTTCTCCTTAGTTGGTTTGCGTGTAGTAGGTTGCCACGCTTATATCTGCGACAAGCAAATTGCTAGCGCCTACTTGTGTAA